TGTGTGCTTGTTGGTGTGTTCGTTGGTGTGCTACTTGGAACAGGGTTTCCGCAACAAATACCAGTATTAACAAATGAACCATCCCCCGCTATCCATAATGGAGTTGTTCCTGGATAAACGCATATCATAGGGTTTTCAGGTTGAACTATTGGTTGTGTTAATACATTTCCTAAACAATCTGTAAATTGAAATAAACCTGAATAATACATAGGGTTCAGGGTTACATCGTAAATATAACAACATGGTATAGGTGAAGGACTAACGGACGGGGTCGGTGTAGGCGTTACTGACGTTGATGTTGGAGTTGGTAGTGGTATTTCTCCGCATGAACCAACTAATACAACAACTAATAATGCTTCATATATAAGTGAGCCAGCGCATAAACATACTTCAGTTGATGTGTTTGGTGGTATTACTCCACTTTGCGGAGAACCATAACAATCTATATATGAATAACCAACGGACTCTTCGTTATTATTTGTTATTTGGTATTGCTGACAATTACAGAACGGGGTTGCCGTTAATGTTGGTGTTAATTGTGGTGTTGTGGTTGGACTTGCCGTAGGCGTTGGAGTGATACTATTACATTCACTACAACCAGTAAAAGTATTATACCACGTATCTATACCTATTTCTGTTGTTGATGCTACGATTTCCCAGCATCCCCCCGCATAAGAAACTATTGTTGTTCCTGATACACCCGTATATGAACCAAGCGTTACATATAATACTTCAGCAAGTGGATTACAATTTTGTGCTACATAGTTGTAAGTAAATTGTGGCGCTGGACTAACAGACGGGGTCGGTGTTGGACTTGATGTTATTGACGGGGTCGGTGGAGGGTTGGTTGGAGTAGGCGTATTACTGCTGGTTGGAGTCGGTGTTGGACTCGGATAAGGTTGTTGTGTAATATCTAATCCCCCTCGTATAGTACATCCGCAGTCAGTAAAAACTGGTAGTTCTCCATTTTGCGTAGCCCACTCTGAAATTAAGATATTATTGTATCGTGGTTGGTCTTCAGGTATTTCATTACAATCTATTTCTTCAACAAAAACGCAGTATTCTAAAAGAACGAACTTAACTATAACATATCTGTTAATATAGTTAATAAAACCAAATGACGTATCTGTATCTGTATAAAACTCTTCACCAGTAATACAATCAGTTAATTTAATACACTTAACAGGGGTCGGTGTATAATCTCTTGTTAATTTAACAAGTTCAACATCTGCCAGTCCTGGTTCTAATAATGAATAGTTTGATAACCTGTTTAATCTATAATACTGATTTCTTACTAATATTTTTTCGTTGAATTGTATATTCTTAATTTCCTCTGGTGTTAAATATACAGACGCTTTTACTAATCTATTTCCTTCGTCAGTTAAATCTAATATATAATCTTTGTAGTATATATCATACATGTTTGGATACGAGTTAAACATGGTTTCATCTGCGTCCTGACTATCGTTGGAGTTATAGTTAATATAATGTGAGAAGCCAGTAAAGGCTTGTGGATAAGTTGTAAAACGATGGTTATATGTGTAGCCATCTTTGGTGAAATTATCTTGGTAGTAAGGTTTAACAACACCCCAGTTTTCAATAGGGGTATATACCCCCTTGTGAATTAAACGAGGCAATGTTCTAAACGAGTTAAATAAGTTTCTTGCCAGTCCCGCTTGTTGAACTATCTTAATTGTTGCTACTGATGGTATTGTTAAATGTTCTCCTAATGGATTATCTAAACCAACATCAACTGAACTACAAAACATGTTCTCAAACACGATATTTCTATCTTTGTAATCCTGATTAAGTTGAATAAATTGTGAACCATAAGGTCTATTTGTAAGTGTCTTAAACGTAAGGTTTCCGTTGTCGTTGTCCCCTTTTGTATTGTAGTATAATGTTCCGTCAATTAACGTAGTAATAGGGGAAATAGTTATATTGTCCTCCATATTAACTTTCTGCGTCCAGTCTATTACAGCCCCTTTCCCGATAAAATTAACCATCGGTTCAACTATAAGTGTATTTGGTTCATTAACTTTTGGTACAACTACAAGGTTAAACATGTTGTTAATACCCGATAAAAACTCAATTTGTTTATATTCTTGTTCGGGGAACTCTAAATTGAATACAATTTGATTATTACTTACTTGGCTCGGACCACTAATAACTTCTAATCTAAAAGATTTTATTACACTAAAGTTCGGGTTTCTTGGATTTCCCATATTGTCTTCCGCAGATGTTATATAATCAAATGCGTAATAATTTTCACCATCTAAATAAACTATAACTTCATTTTCAATATCAGGGTTTTCTTGTGTATAACTATACGAGTCAATTGTTGTTCCTATACCAGGAGATAAAGGATTTGATTGTAGTTTATGAATATAAAAATCGTTGCCCCATAAAGTATTTGCTGGTGCGACAGGACTTAATCCCATCGTATAAGTTATTTTAACCTCAAACTTGCCCCCTCCATTAAGATAAATATATGCGGGGTTTTGTGTTGTAGCGCTGAAATTATCTACTTGAACTATGGTATTGTTAATTCTTTTATATGTGTCTGTTGTTGCTAAATCTATATCATAAAAACTAACATTTGTTCGTCCTGTAATACTCTGTGTTGGTTCAGTAAAACCACTCTGCGAATATATACATTGCGGGGGAAATGATTGCTTCAAATAGTAATCTTCACTTGCGAAGGTTAAAGGCAAATACCATCTTTTCATATAACTTGATGATAAAAAGTTGGACTCTATTGTATAACCATTCTGTTCTACAATTTGTGTGTATAATTCTGCCGCAGATATTGCTGCTCTATAATAATTGTATCTTACTGGTGTTGCTTGATTTGTAAAAGTGCCTGATACACCAACAAACGATAAAAGTGGTGAGGCTCCTGTATCTATTGTATTTCCACTTGTATATCTATATCCACTAAATAATAGGGGGAAATATACTTTTTCGTCTTGAATAACTTGTGGTACTACTGATGTTGAAACAGCATTAAGTGTATCCCAGTTATATTGTGAATAATTTATTATATCAGCGGTGTATGGTATTGTTAAATAATCTAAATCTAACTGATACAAATATTTATCCCCGATGTTTGATGTTAAATCACCGACAGATGAATAAAAAGTTATGTCGTATAATTTTTCAGTTCCTATTACACTTACATTATTTAATCTTAAATAACCCGTCATGATTATTGCCCCGTCATATTCAATATAACAAATAAACTTTTCTCTTATATCGTATGTTATTGGAGTACTTGCTGTATCGTAAAAATGGTTGAATAAAGCGTTGTTATTTTTTGACCCTGGCAACTTGAAGGACTTGCTAAAATTACTATTCTTTTTTGTTATGTCTTGTATTTCAGCAAAAGACATTTCTAATATAATATCGTCATCACCAAATATGTCTATTTGTATTTGTTCTCCGTTAATAATGGTGTATAATCGTAGCGAGTCAATCATGGTTAATAAGATGTTCTGTAAGGTTTTATTGCGTTGTAATTAAACTCTATTGTATATTGGTACAACTTGTTATACTTGTTTTTATATTGTTCTACTGAATTACTTGTTAATATAATTGGTATTAAGTAAGGGGTGTTCTGTTCGTATTCAACACCATCTTCGTCATGTTGTTCCATTAAATAAATCTCGGGGGACATATAAAGTTCTTCATATAGTATTCTATCATTTTCATATACGAAATCACTCTGTGCTCTAACGGACTCTACTACATCTGTATTATATACGACATTACGAGCGTCAGTTGATAAACGATTATATAATGGTTTATTAAACGATGTGTTTTGTGCGTATGTTTGTTTCTTAAAGTCAAATGTTTTTACATTCTTTCTATCAAATGTTAATGTGTCCCATACCCCGTTGGAGTTAAGGTATAAAAAGTGTATAGGGTCTGATAAACAATTACTATTTGTTAAGTTATATTGGACTACCTCACTTACTCTGGTGTCCCCTGTTGTAATAACCCACGCTGCGATGGTATAACCTGGATACTGGTCGTATATGTTTGTAAAACTTGTTAATATTTCTTTTGGATTATACCAGTTGTTCGTATATGGTGGATAATCTATTATATAGTTTTCCATCGTTTCCCACGCTGAAGGGTTCATAGTTGAACCAGTTGTTTTTGTTACTTGAACTACACTTGCTTCGTTGGTATATAAATAATTCTTCTTATTAAATAAGTTAAGAACAATAGGACACTGGTAATGATGGTTTCTATATCTTACACGATTACTTGATGTTTGTGGTGTGATGATACTTGTATAACTATTTCCAAAGTTATTAAGAAATAATGCGGGGGCATTATCCCCCTGATATGTTGAACCTGTAAATTGGTACTTGTATGCTTCATAAAACAAATGGTTATATGTTCCATCTGTATTATTTGGATTCCAGTATTGCTCGTTAACTTTATCGTAGTTGAAATTAACTACGTTTATTTGTCTTCCAGGCCAACTTAATTTCGTATAGGGGTTGTCGTCTAATAAACCACTATATCCCGCTGCGAGCCATCCAGTATTATTCCAAATAAAGATTGCTTTAACACCACTATAAGTTTCTGTAATCCAAAGAATATCACCTGTATTGCCTGATACTGATGCTGACCCGTCCGCTGAATACGAAAGACCTGATGCGTATGGAGGTGTAAAAATTGGAGAACCTGAATAAGCACCATAAGTAATAGTTGTTCCAGTCCAGTTTGGTTGATTAACCGCTGCGTTAAACCAGTTAAAGGTTGCTCCTGAACTTGTGGCACTAAACACCGATGGTTGAATTGAAGGGTCTGTTTGTATATAAGTTACTGGTGAACCATTAACATCATATTCTTCTCCAACAAGGACTCTATATTCTTCCATTTGGTAATAGGGGGTATATAAGTTAATTTCGTTGTAAGCGTTTGCTTGACTTATATATCTTGCGTTGGATATTAACCCGTTTGGTGTTGCTGCGGTATATGAGGTTCCACCTGTTATATTGAACCCCGCCCCTTGTGGTGTTTCACTTCTTGGATTAGCCTTGAAATAGTTTGTTAATATCTCTGCTACATCTACCATTCCAACACCATATTCGTTTGGATAAACCTTTAATCTTGCCACTTGTTCGGGGGCTGTATTTGGTCTGAACCAAATATCAACAACAAACTTAAAGTTGGTTGCTGATGATGCGGTTGATGAACTGAACGAGTATATGTGTTCTGCGTTTGTTGGAGTTAATCCTAATGGTTCTTGTAATATTGTAATAGCCATATCTTATTTACTTGGTATAATGTCTTCAAATGTGTTCTCAAAGAAGGTTTCAATATCAACACCTAATGCTTGTTCTCCTGCTTCTTCAATTATGTTTATCATTTCTTCTGCTGCTATATCGTAAAAGTGTGTTGGTTGTATTCCATACTTAAATATATTTTTTGATATTGCGAAGGCTGCGGAGGTTGCCCCCCTGTCGTCTAATCCAAACTTGGACTTAGCCCAGGTTTTTAATGGTGATATTGGAACGTAAAATCCAGCACTACGTCCGTTATTAACATACTGCCAGTAATCTAAAAAAGATAAAGTTAATGAACCACTACTTTCGTCATAACTTGCGGTTATACTTTCTCTTAATGCTCCTGATGATACTTTTGGAGCTGACCCTTGAAACTCGGGGTTTCGTCCTGAACTATAAGCATTTCCCTTATATCCAGGTGAATAAAGATACGATTTGTCTAACGCTTGTTGGAGTTTCTTAACAAATAAGTCCCCCATACGTTTCATCTCTGCGTGAAATGTTTTTAATTCTTCGTCAGTCATTATACAAAGTCGTTATATGGTGCTATACATCTATTCAGAGGTGTCTGAACTATAATGTTTATTGGTAAGTTCCAACCAACTAATAAGTCATCGTAAGCCTCCATAAAAGGTATTAACGTAGTTGGTAATGTTATATCATATTTGTCTGTGTAATAGTTTCCTTGTTCTGCGGTTACGCTGTACTTGTATTGTGCCAGAATATCTTGTGCTATTTCTAACGTATCACTCCATAAGTCGTTTTGTATATCGTAGTTTTTGGTATTCATAATATCGCATATAAGAATATTGAAACTATATGTGGTGAATTGTTCGTCCTGATTAACAGAACCTGGTACAACATACATAAGGGGGTAAATTGGAGCGTTGTTGTCTGTATTCTCTTCTTTGTCCCTATCTTGTGTTAAATAAATAAGTTGTTTAATATCACCAACACCAAACGAATTAAGTTGTTTATGTTTTCTTTGTAAATTATTAAAGTCATTTACGATTGTCTTAAAGTTCATCTTGTTAATTTTTTAATCTTTTTATTTCTTTCGGCGTTAAGGTCTTTCATATAGGTTAAATAGTTAAGTACATAAGTAAGGGGTTTATCTACTATTTCCTCAATCTTGTTAATATCTTCTTGTGCCAGATATACGATAGTTGAATACCAGCCCCAACGCTCCTCAAAAGATTTAACTTTATTCTTTGATACTTCCTCTTCATCGTCAGCCATAATTTCTTCACCAAAGAGGAGGTGATATGTTCTTGTAATGTGTTTTCTAAAATCTCTAAAAAAAAAAGGGCTCCCTGTAAATATTTTGATGGTAAATATCTAAAAGTTTTTGACCTATTTTCAACTTTACTACCATCGTATTTTTCTACGACTCCATTTTCATCAGTTTCTCTGTATAGTAATGCCATTAAATAGTTCATATTTCCCATTCTATACGATGCTGGTTGTGATAAAAAAGTATCTATGTCTATAAACTCCCCGAAGGTAAGATGTTCCAAATCAACGAACTTATAGTTAATATCGTTGAAGGTAAAGGAGGGGTAAAATTGTGGTGATTGAACCATATAATAATCCATTAAGTAATCACTAATTTCATATACACTCCACCATTCAACTTGTTTAATTTCATCCATGTCTAATCCAGTTGCTACTGATATTAAGTGGAGTCTAAAATCTTCCTCGTTGTCTAATACTTGTGAGTTATTTAATGCGTTCCATACCATTATAGTTGGTTCCGCTACTACGTATTCTTTATTGTCGTATTTGATGATATGTTGTTCCATCTACTCTATAATATAAAAGTTATTTATGTCTCATTTATACGAGTTTCCCACCCGCAGTGTATATGTTGTATACCCCTTTTGTTTTTCGTTCCTTTAACGAGTTATATGCGATTGCTAACGACATGATTGTATCGTCATGAGAACCCTGTGGTGCGGAGTATTTAATGTTTCTTGTTTTAACAGAATATTCGTAAGTGAATAATTTTAATTCTTGGTAAAGGGGTTGAAATAATTGTTCGGTTGGTAATGAAACATTAAGTTCATTTGTGGCGTAAATTAAATCTTCTATAATATTCTGTTTGGAACTACTTGTTGTTTGGAACGGATAAACATTTGGATACAACTTTTTCAGGTTCTCAAATAATACATCACCTATACTATTTATTTCAACTTGTGTGTGAGCCTTATATATCTTTAACTTATCGGCCATATTTTTTATTATTTCATCCCACGGCTTATGTCTATCTCGGTACATATATACCACTCGTCCATTATCGTCAATAATAGTTAATACTGAATAATCGTTTTGTCTTCCAAAGTCAATTCCAGCATAGTATCTGGTGTTTGGTTGAACGGGGGTAAAAGAGTTGATGATACAATAGTTGTCTATGTTGGTAAATACCTCACCCCCACTATCTACAAAGTGTCCTAATATTTCTTGTCTGTAAATGTCTTCTGGTAAAGTTCGTTGTGCTTCCTCTAATTCGTCTTTGGAAATATAAGGGGTGTCGTAAGATGAACCAACAAGGGTTATATATTGTGCTTCCTCTTCACTTAACCCCCGAACAGCAAGACGATAAAAATAGTTCTTCCCTTTTGGTGTTGAAATGAATAATACTTTCTTTCCTCTAACAAGGGTTGTCTGTTTCAGTACAAGGTTCCAAACATCATCACGGAGATATGCTGCTTCATCAACTATTAAGTAATCTATTGTATAACCTCTTAAACTATCTTGTCTTTCCCCCGACCTGAATAATAGTTTTGACCCGTTGATTAAGTTGATATTAAGATTGGACTTATTAGCATCTTTTAATATAGGGGTTCCTTCAATAGCATTAACAACATCTGTAAATACTTTTCTACACTGACTATAAACAGGACTAACCCATAATAAAGTGGAGTCGTTATTTTCCAACGCCCACTTTAATAGTAAGTTCTGTGCCAGCATGGTTTTCCCCCACTGCCTACCAGTTGTAAGAACTATATATTTAACTTTCGGGTCTTCTATAAGTTCTATCTTGTGTAACTGGTCGGGGTGTGGAGTAAAACCTTTAACTTGTATCTTATTTATCGTCTGCTTCTCCAAACTTGAACTCTATAATTTGGTTATGTGATACTTCAACTTTATCAGGTTCATTTAACCCTAATAATTTTGCCAGGTCGTTTAATGTTTGTCTTGCGGTGTTGATGTCCCCGTTTTTAACAGCGGTGTCGTATATGTGCCAGTATTTCTGTATATGTTTTGTAATAAGTTTGTCTTTTTCTAATTCATACTTTTCTTTAACCATACTCCATACCCTTATCCAGTATTCGTTTCCTTGTGATTTGGATAAACCATGCTCATAACAGAATTGTATATATTCGTTCCACGACATATGTGTATCAAATATTCTACTCATACTATCGTTGATGAACCTACGTGTTTCCGCTTCATTCATTTTTGGCTTAAATGAACCAGCGGGGCGTCCTCGTTGTTTCTTATCTTCCATTTTGGTACTTGTTTGTTAAGTGTTTGCGGATATTAACAAAGCATTTCCCGCAGCCAGGGGATTTGTGAGTGTTGAATACCCTGTTATACAGGTTGTAAAACCATGCGATTTCGTCTTGTGTATAACTTGATTTATTCCCTTGTAAGTGGGCTTGTTCTAATTCTTCGTCCGTATAGTTTTTCATCGGTAATGATATTTCTTTTGGTTTTTTACATTCTAAACAACTCATTTAATACCCCCTTTCTTTTCCTTTTGTTTTCAGGTAAAAAGTTATAGCACTTATGTTTCCATCTTGTATTAACCTGATTAACTGGTTTTCTACGTAATCAACACTTGTTTCGTTTATTTGTTGAACTCTCCTACTAAAAAATATGTTATTTAACCAGTCCTCATACGTATCCATGTCAATACCTGTCTTTTGTAGTGCGAGTCCAACTACCCCTAATGAAGCATCTAACACTTGTAAAAACTTTTCTTGTTCTTCACTTATCGTCATTTTGCTATGAAATTAAGAAATTCGTTACGACAATTAAGGTCGTCCTTGAATAACCCGACCATCTTGCTTGTTATGGTTGGAACACCAGGTTTTTTAACCCCCCTCATACTCATACAAAGGTGTTGAGCCTCTAATACAACTGCTACACCCCTTGCGTCTAATTCTTTCATTAACCTATCCGCTATTTGAGTGGTGATACGTTCTTGGTTTTGGAACCCCCTTGAATATAAATCAACGCATCGTGCCAGTTTTGATAAACCAACAATCTTTCCATTTGGTATGTAAGCCACGTGAGCCACTCCAAAGAAGGGGGCAAGGTGATGCTCGCATAATGAATAAAAAGGTATTTGTTTTTGGACTATCATTTCGTCTGTTCCTTCTGCGTCAAATGTTGTAAAGTTAAACTCGGGTGGTGATAAAAACTCTTTGAGAAACTTGATGTATCTTTTTGGTGTTTCTTTTAACCCTTCTCTATTAGCATTATCAAAGTATTCTAATATACGTAAAACATTTTCTTCAATTTCAATATCCCCCTTCAATTCCCAGGGGAACTCTAACCAGCCTTCGTCCCCTTCTTGTTTGTTGTAAAGAGCGATAAAGGGTTTATCGGGGTAATTACTCTCCCACTTTAATTTGGTCGTTCCAGAGTCAATTAAATCATCTATAATGATGTCTGCCTCTTCGGGTGTATCTACGGGGTTTAATAATGCTGCGATATACTGACCCCCTCTTGGAACTCCGTAATATTTTTTTGTTCTGTCTAATTTACTAACTCGGTCTTTTATCTCGGTCCAAGTTATACTCCTGTTTTTTTGTTCCATATTTCTATATGTAATCTATTGGTAAACTTATGGTATTTTTGTTTTGCTATTTCAGCAACTACCTCTTTTGTTTGGTTTAATAATTCTTGGTTCTCACCCGCAGGCATTAACCATATCTTTTTATGGTCTAAAAAGTTAAAGTCATCTTCTAACTCTTTATAGTCATCCCACGATGATAAAACGAACTTGAATTGAGTGTTTAATTCGTTAAAGACTTTCAGTACTTCTGGTTTGTATCTAATGGACTTTTCATTTCCCGAGTTCATAAGTTTCGGGGAACAATTGAACTGATTAACTAATTCTTGTAGTTCCTGTATTGGTGTAATAGTTCCGTTGGTTTCTATTTCAACATAACACTCGGGGTTTAATGTTTCCCTTACGAACTTAATAAACTCACATATCTTTTGTTGGTTCATTAAAGGTTCTCCCCCTGTCATGATTAAGTTTGCTCCGTTCTTAAGTGCTTGGATACTATCATAATCCAACGCATCAACAAACTCTTTCATTTTTCCTTTCATCCAGACTTCAATTGTATCACAACGCCAGGTTGCCCCGTCATGTAGTTCTCCGTCAAATTGAGTCCCTTGTCCCCCACACATTAAATTACAGCCAGCAAGACGAACGAATACGGAGGGGTAACCAGTTGTAATACCTTCACCCTGAATTGAATAAAAGGTTTCTGCTATTGGTAAAGTATTATGGTTCATATATTACACTTGATGTTTCTGTTTCACTAATCTTTATTTTTGTAATAGGTAATCCAGCGTTTTTAATTTCTGTTAATAACCAAATACACATATTCTCTGCTGATGTCTTAAATGGAACTTTAATAAACTTTTCGTTCTCAAACTCTAATATTGGAACAATAGTATCTTTTTCATATACTAAAAAGTAATGGTCGTTTGATTTAATAATTGGTTCAACGATTTTATCTATATCGCTGAATAACATGGTTATACCTTCGTTGATTTCTGTAAAGGTAAAAACACACTTAACCTTGTAAGTATGTCCGTGAATGCGTCCGCACTTTTCACCTGCCTCGGGGTTTCTATGAGCGGCGTAAAAGTGGTATTTCTTTTCTATCTGTATCATAATTTATTTGTTTTAATCTTGCGGTCCAGCGTATAATGAATATTTGTTTTTTAATACCTCGGCTTGAAATATTAACAGGGAATAATTTATCAGTCCTTTTTCAGACAGGTTCATCCCCCTCTTTTGTATCATATCATATACTTTTGGTCTATATGTTTCTATAATCATTTCTTTATCTAACTCGTTAATGTTGATGGTTCTATCATCTGCGGAAAAATTGCCGAACCTGGTTATGGACATCCAACTTGTAGAGTCGGAGGACGATGCGAACGAACACTGACGTAGCATATCTACTTCAGTACAACCTAACAAGTGAATATCTATTTCAGGTTTTTTGTTTTTAATATAAGATGTAAGTTGGTATGTATATTCTTTCTTGTTGAATATTCTTAACTCGGGGATACTTAATGCGATGTAGTCAGAGTATTCAATCATTTTATCTAACCCCTTCTGTCCGTCTTCCAAATGAAATACGTTAATCATCTTATTATCGGGTAATAGTTGTTTCATCTTTTGTCGTAAGTCCCACGC